CCGCAGCCGCACCGCCGAGCCCGATATCCTGCTTGAGTTCGGTCCACAGCGTCGGCTCGTGCGGGTTCACAACTCGGACACCTCGGACATCTCTCCGCCCTTGCCGCGCTTGATCTTGAACGTGCGCGGCGGCCGCGGCTTGCTGAGCTCGGCGATACCCTGCTTCAGGTCCTGCACCGCCTCCGTGAGCACCGCGACCGGGTCCGGCTTCGCGAGATCCTCCTCCTCGAGGTCGGGCTTGCCGCGCGCGATCGCAGCGACCGCGATGCGCGAGTGTGCGTCGCTCTCTTGTCGTGAGCGGGCAAGCGCGGTCTCGCTCTCCTGCTTCGAAGTCGCGAGACGCGCGTCAATCATCGCGTTCATCTGGGCTATGCGCTCCTCGGAGCGGATGTCCATCTCCTTCATCAGGATCCGGGTCTCCGACTCGCGATTCGCCTTGAACTCGGCGATGCGCATGTCCACCTGCGCCTCGAGCTGCGTCTTGAACGCGTCCAGCTCTTGGCCGGGCGGCTTCTGCAGCTCGGCGATAATCTCGGCGGCCTTCGCCTGGTTCAGCTTGCCTTCGCTGTCGAGCTTCTGGACCTCCGCGACCAGCTTCTCGAGCGCCTTCATGGCCGACGTCTGGGCGAGCTGTTGCTGCTGCGGATCCGGCTTCAGGGTCTCCTTCCACTTGTCGACCAGGTCGGTCGGCAGCGGCGAGTAGTCGAGGATCTCCTGCGGGATCTTGAGCCCGGCCTGCAGGCACTGCGGGATGAGCGTCTCTAGCACGGCCCAGACACGTTCCTTCATGTTCGTCGAGGTCGGCGCCTCGTCGACGACCACGTCGAACACCTTCGAGAACTGGCTCTTCAGCAACTGCACATACTGCCGGCCGCCCTCGCCGTTGATCAGCACGAGCGTGCCCTCGGGCATGTAGTCGAGCACGTAGCTCGCCATCTGCCGGCCCATCGAGCGGTAGTAGCGGCGCATGGCGTCGAACGCCCACGAGATGATCGCCATGGCGCTCTGCTTGCGTTGGGCCTCGAGCACGCCCGCCTGGATCTTCTCCGAGAGGCCCATGAGCTCGGCGTTCAGGCCCGACACCTGCGGGATCGCGTTCACTGTGAACTGCATCAGCCGCTCGAGGCCTTCGGGATACTGCGCGTTCGGCTTCGGCTCGACCTTGCCCTTTCCGAGCGCACCGGAGTTCAGCCAGGTGATCGCCGACGGGTTCGCCCATTCCGACTCGGCCTTGCGCGGATCCTTGAACGCATCCTCCTCCGCGAGCAGGCCGCCCTTCGCGCCGACCATGAGCGCGAAGAGGATCGTCGAGAAGAACTTGTTCACCCACTTCTGCGGGTCGACCAGGGCGCGGCCTATGCCGAAGAACACGCCCTTGTTGCGGTCCCGCTTGCCGGTGATCGCGTGCTTCGTGAAGCCGTCCTGGTACGGGGAACGTTTCAGCTCGCGCACCACGCCTGCGCAGATGCGCGCGCGATAGTAGACCTTGCGCTTCACGACCTGCGCTTTGTACCGCCACCTGGCCTGCTGCAGCATCGGCTCGTAGTAGGCCCACTCGTTCAGTTCCATAAGCTGCGGGCCGCGGTCACCCGCCTGCACGTAGATCCGGTCCTCGCGGCGCCAGAACTCGTACTCGGCGACCGGCTTGCGACCGCGCTTCGTCGATCCGGCATTGCCCTTCGAGGTCTCGTAGTCCTGCGGCTCCTCGATCACCGTCAGGACGTCCTCCTCCTCGGCCGCCTCGAGCTCGGCGAGCGCGGAGTCGTCGTCGGCTGTCGCCCCGGTGATGTCGGCGTACTCGTCCTTGTCGACCCACTTCACGCTGTTCACGTAGCGGGAGTCCGCGAGGTTGCGCTTGCGCGCAGCGGGGTCCGGGAACATCTCGAGCGGGTCGATGCGCTGCCCCGTGGGCACGCCCTCGACCATCGTGTCCTTGTCGAGGTAGCCCTCCATCCAGCCGTAGCCGCCGAGCACGCAGTCCCAGAACGCGTCGGTCTCGTCGTCGGCGACGTCAGTCAGGTCCCGGCCCCACTGCACCGCACCAGTCAGGAGCTCGTTCGCCTTCGCGTCACCGAGCTCGCGCGGCAGGAACTTGATGTCCTGCCGGTTGTTGATCTGCAGCCCGACGATCGCGTCGAGGTACTTGCCCGAGAGGTTGAACGTGACGACCGGCCGTCCCTCGTCCTTCAGGCGCGCCTCGTCGTCGGGATCCCACTGGCGCCCGGCGACCATGTCGCACAGGGCCTTGTACTCCTCGCGCCAGCCGTCATGGTGCTGCTTCGAGTGCTTGAAGCGCGCGTTGAACTCCTCGAGGACCTGCGCCTCGTCGGGGAGCTCGGGCGCCTTCAGCTTCGGGTCGGCAGCCGGATGCTGGCTGGGATCGCCAGTCTCGGTCGGCGCAACGTCGGGGGATTCGGCCGCGTACTCGGTGGCCATGGCTACTCCACGGTATCCCGGCCACTCGCGCCGGAATCATACCGCAGCCATTTCGGCTTCATCAGTTCGCCATCCACGAGCCCGCCTTTTTCCGCTTCGTGTAGCGGTCGTCTTTGCGATCCGGCACGGACGGTTTCGGGAATGACATCTCAAGGTCAATGACCCGCGATATCGCGTCGATCGCATCGTCGTGCGGTGGAACAGGCCACTGCAGGAACTCTTCCTCAATCACCACCTTCGCCAGATCCTCCAGCTTGCCCTCGTGGTTGGTTCGCCAGATGTTGTTCGGGAACCAGAGCCGGCCCTCAGATGCGATCGGGATCAGGCGATTCACGCGGTCGAACTTAGACAGCTTCCCTTTCAGCGGCTCGATGTCGAAGTGGTAGGTCTCACGATTCATCCGTTCCTTGATGTACTCGATGTCGGCCTGCAATCCATACTCCTCGTATCCGCACCACTTTGGCGTCCACTTCCGATGCAGGCGCATGTACTCGTCGGCCCTTTGTTTGAGCGTTAGCCGGTCACGGATCAGATCCAGAACGTAGATATTCTCATCCGGCCCGTAGCCGATCACTGCCATGGCGGTGTAGTCGCCGTTCTTTTTCCCAGAGGCAGGATCGCAAGTAAGGGCGCGGTTCATCGCCTGCCAGCCCTCGTCACGATTGAACTCTCTGGACAGCCATTCGCGATCAAATCGCTGATCCGATTCCGCCACGGGATTCATCAAGAGTTGCGCTGACGCGATGTATGGGCCTTGCTTGAGCTTTGCCGCGAACTGCGCTTCGTTCAGCAGAACGGGCTTGCCCTTCAGGGTACCGTCATCCGTCGCCTTGTGGATGCGCGGCTTGGCGGAACCTGTCGCCAGGACTTCACGGTATGTGTCCGCAAAATGCCAGCGCGTGCCGATCATGCGAATCCGGCAATCCTTGTCACCGAGATTGATGCTCACACGCCACGCCTTCGTGGTCTTCTCGATCATCTCGTGTGAGGTCACCGAGCTGTCGGTCACAACGTCGTCATAGATCAGCACGTTGAAGTGCTTGCCCGTTGGTTGACCATCTACCAGGCCGTGCGCCTCGACGGTCCCCTCGCGCGGTGTCGTCCTGCGCCTGACCAGAATCCCGGCATCCTCCGACCAGCGCGGAGACTGACGCTCTGGATTCTCGTAGAGCACATCCGGGAACAGCATCTTCAGCAGGCTATTCCGCTCAAACTCGTTCTTGATCTGCCGGAGAAAGTCCTTAGCACGCGGCCGGATATAGCTGAAGATTCCGAACGACGGCTCTATGCCGCGCCACTCAGGCAACGGATCGTCACCATGAGAGCAAAGGATGTCCTGCGTGGTCTTGCCAAACGTGATGATCGTTGAGTTACAGGTCGGAACCAATTCCTTGCCGGCGAGATACATGCCGCCCTCGACTTGGATGCAGTTGACCGGCATCCACTCGCATTTCTCAACTGACCTGACGTAACGATGCTTCCGTCTCGGCCCCGTAGAACATCTGTCAAGCTTGCGTTGCAGACGAAAAAACCTGTCCTCCTTGTGCGGCTGCATCGTGACTTGCCAGTAGCCGTTCCTCCGAGCTACATGAGCGGGCACACCGAGAGATCGGGACAGGAAAGCCGCAGCTTCAACCAGACGTTCATTGGTGTTGGAGAACGTCACGCGCCCATGAATGGCGTGACAGTGCCCGTCGGTATCAAGCAGCCCCTGCAATACCGCTAACCGGTCATGCGGGGCTGCGTACCAATAGTCCTGCGGAAGATGCTTATTACCGAGCGCACCGAGTGCTCGGAGCTCTGGCCTTAGCCCGTAAACCGTACGGGTCAGACCAGCGCGGTCATGCGGTTCGCTGTATTCCCCCAGATCCTTCCAGATCGGATCTGCGCAAGTAATACGACCATCGGCGGTGTGGCCGTCACCAAGCCAACACCCGAGCAGGTACGGATCAATCCTGAGATGCGCCACACCCTCCAAAGTCGGAGTGCGGTCAATCCTTGCGCCCGCCTGCATCGAACGCGTGCCAATGACCTCCTCCGAAAAAGTAACTACACGCGCATCAGAACCAACTGCAATTCGGTTTTTATGCTTGCGATAAGTTTTCCATCGATGGTCGCCGGCCGCGATGAAGCTTGCGCCACAATCCATGCTGATCTGGTAACAGTCAGCGCATTCCATCACTCCGGTGTTCGCCAGCACCCGGACCAGCCCGCCATGCGGAGCAAAGACTAAATCCCCAGCCCCTAAATCGCCGTGACGCTTCCAGCCATTCGCAGTCCATACCGGAGTATGAATAGCTAGGGCTTTGTAATGCTCTCGCGCCCACAGGTCCAGATAGCCGTCAGGGTTGACCTGGACTTCCCTGCACCGGGCATACAGCCAAGGATGGATCATGTCCTCCCGATTCAGGCCCAGCACCATCAGCAACCACAAGTCCTTCCTGAAAGCCATCCTCAAGGAGGCGGCCTGATCCAGATCCGAATAGGCGCTCAGTAAGCCGAGCCAGTGGCGTGTCTCCATTGGCAACCATGAGCACGTTCGTAGTGTTGCCAGCAAAGGGGGATTGTTCACTGCGGACCATCCCATGTAGCTGGCCAAGGGCCCACACGAGTCCCTTCCCCTTGTCCATCTCGATCTCGCCCTCGTGCATCCTGCGAATGATTTTTGCCGTGAACTTCCTGATCTGCAGAGACGTAGAAAGCGGTGGGTAGCCGTTTTTGGTACGTGTCTGAACTGACTTTGATTCCGCTGCCATTGGCGTGCTGGATTTTGGGCTTCCGCCCGGGGACGCGAAGGGAGTCATCGCGTCCTGGCCGGGGTCCGGGCAGTTGCCGGGGTCGAACGTAGCACAGCGCGCGAGGCTCGATATTCACCGCTTCCTCTTCCCCTTCGGCATCAACGGTTCGTCCATCAGCGCATCGACGGCGGCCTGCAGTTTCTTCTGCAGCTTCGCGTGGCGTCCGCGGATCTTCATCGACTTCTCGTTGCCCTCCTCGTACAGCAGCTTGGTCTCGTGTCCCCCGACCGACAGCGTGTAGGGTCTGGTCATGGCCTCGCGTGGAAGAATGCCGTGTGCAGGAGCCAGCCGAAGCCGAGTGCGGCAGCCAAGGCGACCAAGCACCATTTCTCGAAGCGGAGCTCGC